ACAATGGTAGTTGTATAGCTAAGGTATTTGGATGTATGAACCCACAATCATTAAACTTTAACCCATTAGCGAATGTAAATGATGGTTCGTGTATAGCTAGAATCTATGGTTGTACTGATTCAACATCATTTAACTACAACCCATTAGCTAATACTGATGATGGTAGTTGTATTCCTAAGATTTATGGTTGTACTGACCCTACAGCATTTAATTACAACCCAAATGCTAATACTGAAGACTTTAGTTGTGTACCAATTGTATATGGATGTACAGATTCAACCTCTGTAAACTATGACCCATTAGCTAATACTGATAACGGAACGTGTATTACAGCAGTTTATGGTTGTACTGATCCAAATGCTTACAATTACAATCCTAATGCTAATGTTTCAGATACTACAGCTTGTGTATACGATGCTGGGTGTATAGATGGTCCTGGTAACCCATATTGGTTAAACGATCCATGTTATGCTTGGGTAATTGATGTAGATGAGTATTGCTGTACTAACTCTTGGGATCCAGATTGTCAAGCATTATACAATTATTGTGCTACTAATAGCGGTACTTTAGATTTTGAAGAGTTTACTTTCGATCACATTGTAGTATTCCCTAACCCAACTACAGGTAATCTTAATATTAAAACTAATTTAGATATTACTTATACTTTATATGACTTTACAGGTAGAGTAATAATCGAAAATTCAGATGCACAAACGATAGATATTACAACATTACCAAATGGAGTTTATTTCTTATCAATCAAACACCATGACAAAGTATTTAATAAAAGAATTGTAAAAGAAGACTAAGATGAAAAAATTACTATTACTATTATTTATCCCGTTTTCGGTTTACAGTCAAATCAACGTACAGGATCAAATTAAAAAAATTACTAAGTTCTCTACATTTTATGCTGCTTATAACGGTAATAACTCTATCTCGGATGTTATTAACTACTCAGTTACAGATGGTTTAACAACCACAACAACAGAGACTCCATTTGATTATTCAGCTGTATTTGGTATTAGAAAAATCCAGAGATTTGGATATGAACCAAACATTCAGAATAGATTTAAAAATGGTACTGAAAATTCATTCTCGGATGCAGCTACTATAGGTAGCAAATCTAAAGGATTTGAATACTTATTTGAGTTTGATTACAGAAGACAGCAAGGTAAAGAATTTTTAAATCAAGATCATTTTGTAAGATATATTGCTGATAGGTATGTTTTTAAAGTAGAATATCTAGAAGATGGTTTTGCTGATATTGGTTATTTTGAATCTTCAGAAAGATTTAGACATAAATTTAACAGAAAATTCTCAGTTAACGTTGGTGCAATGCAACGTATTTCAGAACCATATGGTTTCGATCCGTTTGCTGATTGTATAAGACCTGATGGTAGTATTCCTTGGATGAAAATTGCCACTGATATGGGGTATAATTGGAATACATTAGGGCTAGGTAATGTTTATACAAATCCTAATGGTGAAATAGTAGCTAATAGTACCGCAGTATTCGAAGAAGTAGTTGTACCACAAATTCTTTCTGATTATGCTAACCAACAAAGAAATGCCTTACCTAATAAATGGGAACACTCATTAGTATTAGGTTTTGATTACTATAGATATTCTAAAAACTTTTGGTTACATTCATGGGCTAATCTTTTACCATACCACATTGATATTGAAAACGAGTATAGTTATCATAACTTCCATGGTGGTCAATGGATTGATTATTCAGGCGGTCTAATTTTTGGGTATAGATTTAATAGATCCTTAGGTATTTTTGCTGAAGGTAGATATCACCAATATTGGAACAGAAGTTGGTATGAATTTTCAACAGGTATAAATTACATTATATTATAAGATGGCTAAAAAAATAGACGAAGGAACCCAAATTACATTAGATTTAAAAACAATAGGAATTATTTTATTCTTCGTTGCTACTGTTGTTGGTATGTGGTTTTCACTTAATGCTTCAATTGATGAAGCAAAAGAATTACCCCTCCCCCCAGACCCTGAAGTTACAAGAATGGAATTTGATATGAAGGATCAAATGATCCGTCAAACTATTATGACTACTCAAGGTGATGTAACTGAGATTAAAGAAGATATTAAACGTATTGAAGAAAAAATTGACCAATTAAAACGATAGCATTATGAAAAAGTTTTTATTAATAACATTCTTTTTATTAAGTACTATTGTTAAATCTCAAGTAGTTATTCTTCATTTTAATGCAGATTGGAATAAATCTAATGCTGTAGAATGGGTTGAAGACTTAGATGATTGTGATGTTGAATTTGTTGACATTGCAAAGAAACCCAAATTACAAAAAGAATATTCTATCGTTGTAGTTCCTACAATTGTAATACTCCAGTATGATGAAGAAAAAATGAGGTATCAAGCTGATTTAAGTTTTAAGATGTCAGCAACTAAAGAAGAAATTCAAGAAAAAATAGATGAGCTTATATTAAGTGGGTTTTAAAACATATTTATATATGTGAATAGCAGAAAACTCATATTAACTTTTCTACTATACATCCTTTCATTAAGTTCTTATTCTCAACCAAGTAGTTTTCCCAATAGTTTCATTAAATCTATTGAACATGGGGTGTATATCGACCACCACTTTGTTTTTCCTTACACTCATTTAAATTTAACTACTAAACATAATTTATCGTTTGAAGTAGGGATGATCGATCTCCCAGAAGAAGTTAACTTCAGATTTAACACTGTTATCCAACAACAAGCTGGAAGTTTATCATACCTAATACCCAATGTTGAAGAATTTGCCGAGTATAAGGGTCGTCCACGTAAAAAAGAATTTACATTTTTCGTGGGTAAAACAATCCAAAAAAATAAATTTAGGTATATTTTACAAGGAGGAACTTCTACAACCGAAGCATATGTTTTAAAGTTCTCACATTATTACCGCATACTTGGCGTTGATGGTGCCTTTATGGATTTAGGATTACACTACCAGTTAGGAGAAAAACGTCGATTTATATTCTTTGGATATAGTTGGGGAATCTTTTAATATTTATTATAAATAGTTTTAATTAAAAGTTTTTATTATGGTTAAATATATAAAAAAACATATCATGGCTTTTAAAGATATCTTTAAAGACAAAAACGACGTAAACGAAAAGAGCGTTATTGGATTTATGGCATTTGCTGTAATGGTAATATTTGCTGTAATGGATTTAGTAACTGGTTATATCGGTAAAGATTTAGTAGTTAATGAATTTATTTACGAATCATTCTTAATTATTACTCTTGGATGTTTTGGTATAGCAGGACTTGAAAAAATCTTTGGAAAAAAAGGAGAATAATTATGTGTTATACAAGAGAACAAATTGAAACTGCTGTTAAAGCAAAAGGATACAAATGGTTTACCTCAGACAACTACGATGTTAATATTGTAGGAGTTAGAAATGCTGAAACTGAAGGTAAAGTAACTAATCGATTTGATGATTGTGTTACTATTTCATATAAAGATGAAAATGGAGAATGGAATTTCCATTGTTTTGATGCAACCACCGACCCAGGCTCACATTGGGAAAAAAACATTATGAGAAAAGAAGGTGTTGCAATCTTAAAAGAAGGTCAGTATAGAGGTTCTCATATGATTGGGTTACACCAAGGAAAATATGAAGCCCTAAGACAGAAAAAACCCTTAAAAGTATATAGAGATAATGATAAAGATGGAGTATATGACTTTATCGAAGAAAACGTACACGAAGGTATCTATGGAATTAATATCCACAGAGCTACCTCTAGAGAAGGTGGTAAATCAGTTCAAGTAGACAAATGGTCTGCAGGTTGTCAAGTAATTGCTGCAAACAATGATTTTAAGTTATTAATGGAGGTTGTAAATAAGGCTGCTAAAATATGGGGCAACTCGTTTACGTATACATTGATTAACTCAAATGATATTGCTTAATGAAAACCCCTTCAATCTCACTCTGTTTAGGACTTACATCAACTATGACATTTTTAGGAACCTACTTCCTCGAGCTTACTATGGGTAATGCTGAACAATACTTATCTCTTATTGCTGTAATATTCATTGATGGTTTTTTTGGTATAGCAGCTGGTATTAAAAGAGAAGGCTTTCAAACTAGAAAAGCGGTTCGTGTGTTAAAACGTGCTGTAACTTGGATTGCTATTTTAACTGTACTTTTAATGGTAGAAAAAGGATTTGCGGGGACAGCTTGGCTTAGTGAAGTAGTTGTTATACCGTTCATAGTGCTACAAATAATTAGCGCCCTTAAGAATGCGTCTATGGCAGGATTTATTAAAGCCGAAGAATTAAATAAAATTTTAGACCGCATAGACAATCATAAGGGCTTTAGAAAGTAAACCCATATGTGGAAAAAAATACAAGAAAGGATATTCCCTTTCATAATCGCAACCTCTGCCCTGTCAGTCTCTGCTTCGGCCGCTTTCTACTCAGTTAGCGGTCTTAGCAAACTTTTTGCTGGAGCAGCATTTGCAGTTATTATTATGGCAACCTCATTAGAGGTAGCTAAACTAGTAATAGCTTCTCTTTTATATCAATATCGTAAAACCATACCCCGTTTATTAAAATATTATCTCTCAGTAGCAGCTGTAGTTTTAGTATTAGTTACCTCAATGGGTATTTATGGTTTCCTCTCAGCTGCCTACCAAGAAACAGCAGCTAAAGCAGGAAGTATTGATTCTCAAATTGCTTTAATTGAAACTAAACGAGATAATGTAAGAGAACAACTCGCGGTATACAACGATGAAAAATCTAGTATTAACACTGCCGTGAGTGACCTTAGGTCTGGCTTATCTAACAATAAAATCCAGTATAGAGACCGGGAAACTGGTCAAATTATAACAACAACCTCTAGTTCAACTCGTAGAGCATTAGAAAAGCAATTAGACCAAGCCATCCTACGTCAAACTGAAATTAATACTAAGGTAGATAACTTAAATGAGCAATTATTTGAGTATGAAACCGAAATAGTAGAGGTAAAAACAGGTAATGATATAGCAGGTGAATTAGGTCCACTAAAGTATCTATCAGGGTTAACTGGTATCCCAATGGATAGGATAATTAATTATCTCTTGCTTACTATCATCTTTGTATTTGATCCTTTAGCAATTGCTTTAGTGATAGCAGCTAACTTCGCTTTTGAAAAAATACGTCCTAAAACTAAAGATAATATTTACGGAGAAAAAGTAGTAGTAGAAAAAGAAACACTAGACCCCCCACAACTTCAACTAAATTTTGATCAAAGAATTCCCGATTTAGAAAAGGAAATTCAAATTTTAAATGATAAATTGGCTGACTTTAAAAATAAAATATCAGCAGTAGTAATGTTTGATGGTTTAGAAGAAGAACCCCAAATTACTGAAGAAGAATATGTTCAAGAAAGAATGAAAGCTATGAAAAATAGAATGGTTTTAGGTGAATTTAGACAAAGAAGGATGGAACGTAATCTTAAAGAAGAATATAAAAAGAAAAAAGATAACAACGAAGATTTAACAATAATATATTAAATATTTGGAGGGGCGTAAGCCCCTTCGTATATTTACCCTGTAAATGAGGTGAGAACCCAAAATAAAGGTTATGAAACAAGTAGTTA